GGCCCGGTGCCGAACTCGATCAAGTGAGCCTCTGGTGTCCCGGTCGCGCCGCCCGGCGCGCCGACAAACATATTCAGGGCAGACCGATCCCGAGGCGCGAGGCTGTCAGATATTTGGCTACGCGATATCCGCGACGTGATCCTGAATACGTCACCAGACGATCCCGGCCATAGCCCATTTGCCATGTCCAGGACCGGCTTGAGTTCCTTCTTCATCGCCCGCCGCGCAATGCCTTTGGACGTGCCCGCTGGCAATTCTGCGAGGGCCTTTTCCAACTCGCGGAAACCCTCCATTTTCAGGTTTGCGCTCATGACGAAATCGGCCCCTCGACTTGAAGCCAAACGAAAGCCCGATCCGTGATTTTGTCCACGTCCAAAATATTATATGTGTCGCCACGCCGCACATCGCGCATCCGATAGTCCGCTGTCACTGCCCGCATATCCGCGCTTGACCGAACCCTGACCTTAAACACCTGCCGCCCGGCGAGCCGCGCCGCCTGCACCGCCTCATCGCCCTTCTGGTAAATGATCTGCGCAGCGACCGGAAACCCCGCCGTGAAGGTCTCGGATGTGCCACCGAATGCGTCTGTCGTACCGCTTGGCGCATCGAACGCCACGCTCTCATTGAGGCGACCGGCAATCATACCCGTGTCCACCTATGTTTTTCGATCTTGGCCAGGATAGCTTGCTGGATTGCCGCCGACTTCTGCGGCTCGGGCTGGTCGTAATCCATCTGCACCATCAACGTGATCGCTGTCTTGATATCTTGCGGCGCGTCAGCGGCCCCGCCATAGCCAGCCGTGAAAGTGATGGTGATCGGCTCGGCCTCGTCGTCGTGCAGCTGCGGCGACAAGAACGCATCCTTGAAATAGATGCGCGCGCCAAGCGGCACTGCGATCATATCATATTCAGCGGGCGGAACTGTCTGTTCTGCGCCTTCATGATCGCGGTATGTGATTATCGCGCTTTGCACGTCTGGAAAAGGCAGCGGCATAACAGGATGCCATCGCCGCGCACCAACGCGCCACGTCTGTGTGATGATCGCCCGCCCCAGAACGCCCCGGTATCCGTCCAGATGATCCACCGCCGACGCGATAAGCCCAGAAATCAGCGCATCATCATCAAAGTGATCGACGCGCAACTGCGCTTTAGCTTCACCAATAGTCACTGGCAATTCCGCCGGGGCCGTCACAAGGGTTGGCGTCATTTACTTCACCTTGCCGTAAGGTGCCGGATCAAGACCCAACGCTTTCGCCTTTTCAGGCGTCATGCTCTGGCGCGATCCCTGCGGTGCGACCTTGATTTGTTTTTCATCAGCCATGTGAACCTCCATCAAAAACAAAATGCCCGGCGACACTGCGCCGCCGGGCGAGAACCGCTTAGGTCGCGGCCATCCCGAGAACCTTGATAGCCTCGGGGTTATTCACGCCGCCACCAACGCGCTTGGTCGTGTAGAACCCGACGTTCGGCTTGTTGGTGTAGGGATCGCGCAGAACGCGCACGCCCGTGCGCTCGACGATCAGGTAGCCCCGGCGAAAGTCGCCGAAGGCAACTGGAAGCGAACTCGCGGCAATATCCGGCATCCCCGGCATCTCAGTGGCCGGGAAGCCCAGAAGCGTGGCAGGCTCGCCCAGCGCCGTGGACGGCTGCCAAAGCTGACGGCCATCCAGATCGCGCAGCTTGCGGATCACGGCAAACGTCGAGCGGTTCATTACCCAACGCGCCGCGCCCGTGAACGAGGACGGCAGCGCATACACCGTGTCGAGGAGTTCATCCTCGGTGATGCCCGTCGCCAAGCTGGCATTGGGCACCCTCTCGATAGCGCCAAGGGGGTTAGTGAGCGCTTGCGTGCCACCCGTGACAAACGTCAGGAAGCCCATCGGCTTATTGGTGCCGTTGCCAGCGATGAACGCCAGACCCTCTTGCAGCGCAAACTCGGTTTCCACCTCGTTAGCAAGCCACTGCTCAAGGTTCACCTCGGCGTCGTCAAGCATCTGCTGCGTTGCCGCAGGGTTTGCATAGATTTCGCCGGGCGTGAACGTCATCGAACCGAACGTCGCGCTTGCCGTTTCGGTCCGCGCCGCCTCCTCACCAACCCAGCCGGATGCAGTGCCGCGCAGGTTGTAAAGCTTCTTGAAGCCCGCCGTGCTGATTGACTGCACCGACGCGATCTGGCGCATCTGCGACACTTCGATCAGCTTGTCGGTGATGGTGCGGTCCCACTCGACAGGCGCAAGATAGCCGCCCTCGGAATCAACGCCCTTGTTGAGCGATGCCTGGACTTCACCCTTGCGGAAGTGCGCGCGGAAGGCATCGGTGTATTCCCGATCCCGCACGTCGTCAGGCCCGGTGCCATTGAGCGACATTGCCGCAATCTTGGCATTGGCCTGATCGACCGAAGCCTGCAACTCCGAAACGCTGGAATTGATGCGCTCCATCTTTTCAGTCGTAACCACGTCATCGAACTTGGCGTCAACCTCCTTGACCTTCTGGTCTTGGGTTTCCTTGAACGCCTTGAAGTCTTTGTTCAGGCTTTCGATGACAGCCTTGATATCGCCGGTTGCATCAGCGCGCACGGCGACGATCCCGCGAACTTTCGCGGGCTGCATGATATTACTCATGTCAGTCTCCTATTGTTGGAGGGTTGAACGAAGGCTCTCGAAAAGAGCCGATACGTCGCCAGCGTCTTGCGTAGCGGTTAGGGCAGCGTTTTGCGTGCCCCCTTTTGCGTCGGCCAGAAGCGCACGGCGTTCTGACCTTGGCATTCCTGTTTTAGCGAGCGCGGTATCAATCCGCCGCTTCGCGTTGACGGTGCCGACCGTTGCGGCGCGCGCCTTATCTTCTGTCACCTGATCGGCAGCAAGGAAGCTGTCGGCAAGACCAGCATCGACGGCCTGCTCGCCGTTGAACCATGTTTCGTTGTCCATCCATTCTGCCGCCTGCGCCTTCGTGACGCCCGCGCGATCAGAATAGACTGCCGCCATCGCATCATCGAACGGCTCGATAGTCGCGGCAGCCTCTGCCAAATCGTGCCGGTTGCNNCCCAGGCGTTATGGATCATTAAAAACCCGGCCTTGCCGATCTGGACCTCATCGCCCGCCATCGCGATTACAGACGCCGCCGAAGCCGCGAGGCCAAGAATTCGGACCGTAACCTTGTTCGGGTGCGCGCGCAGGGCGTTGTAGATCGCCACGCCCTCGAAGAAGTCGCCGCCGGGGGAGTTGATATCGACACAGACCTCTTGATCTCCGATGCCGCGCAGCGCCGCCGACACGCGCCGAGCCGTGACGCCATCGCCGAAGATATCCTCGCCGATCACATCCAGAATGCTGATCGTGTTATTTTCGCCCGCCGCCATGGGCGCAAGAGCGGCGTTCCAACGCTCTATTGCGTCCTCGTCAGGCTGAAAAGCACAGACAGTCGGCAGCTTTTGCGCCTCAAGTTTCGGTAGTTTGCGAAGGCTCATTTGCCACTCCTATCTGTTGCCCTAGCGGTAGGGGCAGGTCATCGCGCGCCGGGAAATCCAACGCCTCACGCACCTCTGCCGGATGCATCCATGGCGAGTGCCCGCCCGCGCCGAGCGCCTTGGCGAAGAAGTCCGCCTGATCTTTCATGTTGCCACGCAACAGCGCGCCCGGATTGAACTTGGCCTCATACCTGTTCGCCTCGGCGTCGGTCATAAGCGATCTATCAACCGCCTGCTCCCAAGCCTCGAACCACGGATTCAGGCCATACCGCACGAACGCCTGCCCCAGAACATCAATGCCAGTGCCCCAGCTTGTGTCGTCCATGCCAAGAAACGGGCGCGGCACGCCGAACGGACGAGCGATCTCTTCAATCTGGTGTTTGCGCTGCTCAATCGCCTGAGCGTCCTTGCCAGTCGTGCCGCCTGGCGAAACTTCCATGCCCTCTTCCAGAACCATAGACCGATGCGCGCTTTCCGCGCCCTCGCGCTGTTCCATGCTGGCGACCAGCCGGTCATAGGCTTCGGGCGATAGCTTGCCGGGGTGGCGCAGAACCTGCCCGACCATCATGCCGTTGCGAAACAACCGCGCCGCCGCCGCCTCTGTCTGAACCGCCAGCCCGATGGCTTCCGCCGCCTGCCTAACCAGAGAAAGGCCATTCAAGCCGTTCTCCGAAAGCCCGTTGCGCACATGGAAAATCTCACCCTGACGGAACAAGCGCGGTTCGCCGCCGGGCTTCTGCCACTTGTATTCAATGCTCCAGTCGGCCTTCTGTTTGACCGTGATGTGTGCCGATGTGAGCGGCACAAGCTGCGTGATCCGTGATCCGCTGCGCACGATCAACGCATAGGCGTCGCCCTCGACAAGCGCCTGCTGCTGCATGAATGTGCGAAACTCGAATGCCGTCTGCCACGCATTTGGGCGGCGATGTAAAAGCCTGAACAACGGGTGATCCGTCGCCTTCTCTTTCGTCTCCCGCTCCCGCAGGTGAAACGGCAACATGCCAACGCTGTAAGAAATCAGCGAAACGCACCGATAAACCGTCGTGTTTTTCATCGCCGCCTTGGGCGTGATCGACGCGCCGGAATGCGTCATGCCGCCCGACCCGCCATCCCGGATGAACTCCAGCAAGCGCGGATCATTCGTGCCGCTGAAAAACTCAGTATCCCCAGCCATAGCGCGCGCTGATTGTGCCGCCTCCTGTTTGTCAGAGCGGCGCAGAAAGTCAAAAATGCCCATTCATGCCCCTCTAGACGAACAGAAGTCCGCGTTCTTCATAAACGCTCGGCTCGTCACTCTCGTTTGCGACCGCCGCACCGACGGCCATTGCCGCCGCGACCGCCAAGTCGATCCGCGCCATCGCGCGCTGTTTCTCGAACCGCCGCAGCCCCGCCGGGCTCATCCAGAACGTGCTGGACGCCACCGCAGACCGCAGCGCCGGATTGACCGCTATGCGCAGCCGACCCTCAAGTAACAACTTCTCGAACTCGTTGATGCTGTCTGGCATCCAGAGCGGTGAATCCTTGCGCCTGTTCGTACCCTGCGGGTGTTCGATCAGCGGCAGCGTCACGCCCATTTCATCGAGCGTTATCTCAAAGTTGCGGATCAGCCATCGGTCATAGGCAACCGCCACGACCTCGAACCGCGCCGCCATGTCCACCAGATCGGCAGCGACCCGATCAAACCGCACTACCTTGCCAGGTGTCGCCGTCAGATGCCCCTGATCAACCCACACGTCATATGGCGCGCGATCATCCCGCACCCGGCCATGCAGCGTGTCGGCGGGCGTGTAGCCATGCGCAAACATGGCGAATTTCGGATCGCCGCTTTCCGTTTTGCCGTCGCGGAATATCTGCACCCGCGCCGTCATGTCCTTCGTCGCGCCAAGGTCCAGCCCGAACCAGCATTCCTGCCCCTCGAACTCGTCCAGCGCCATATCCGGGTCTTCGCAGGCCTCCCACAATTCCCGACTGATCCATGCTGTTTCGGCGTCGGTCCATTGGCAGAAGTGCAGCCGCCGGATGCCGTTCGCCTTGCCTGGGATCGCCTTGGCCTGCGCCGCCACGTCCGCAAGATAGCTTTCCGTGATCGTCACGCCCAATAGCGGGTTTGCCTTGATCCAGCAGGACGGATCGTCAAGTGGATCGTCATCATCATCGAGGGCGCAAATATACGAGAACGTGGTGTCGTCCTCGACCTCGCCATGCGCCACATTGACCGCGTGTTCGTGTTCCTCCCAACATACCGAGTTTCGATCCGACCCGCTGTTCGTGATCATGAACACAAGCGGGTTGCGCCTGAATTTGAAACCACGCTCCAGCATTTCCAGCGTGTCGCGGTTCGGGTGTTCGTGCAACTCGTCGATCATAACGAAATGCGGGCGCATCCCGGAGCCGGTCTTGCCCGTATCCCGCCCGACCGGGCGAAAGAAACTGCCGTTCTCCATCCATGCCAGATTGTTGACCGGGTTGATGCCCGTCGGCGTCAGCCGCTGCTCAAGCGCCGGTGACTGGCGCACCATCGCGACAGCATCGTTGAACAAGATGCGCGCCTGATCCATCTTGGCAGCCGCCGCAAATATCTGCGCGCCCGGTTCACCATCTGCGACAAGGCCGTAAAGCCCGATACCGCCCGCAAGGGGACTTTTGCCGTTGCCCTTACCCTGTTCGATGTAGGCCCGGCGAAATCGCCGCGTTCCGTCTGCCCTCTTCCATCCGAAGATTGCCCCGACGATGAACTCCTGCGCCGGGTGCAACTCAAAAGGCTGGCCCTCGAACTGACCTTCACTGAGCCGCAGAACGTCAGGGAAAAAACCTAGCGCCCGCGCCGCTGCCTTCTTGTCCCAGACCAGCCCGCGCTTGCCAGCTTCCTCAAGATCGCGAAGGTGCCTTTCGCACGACGCACGCACATGCGGCCCGGCAATGATCCTTCCGGCGACGACCTTTTGCGCGTAGGACGTGGCCGGATCATCCGAAGTATTCTGACGCCGGGTCCGCTTTGCCATCACTGTCCTGTGCGTTGACCTTCGACCGGCTGGAAGGTGTCATGCCAAATTCAGCCAGCAAGGATTGCAGCCGCCGCGCTGCGTCGTTCCGCATCGCGACAGCCGGATGCGCCTTGATCAACCCGGCCTCTGTCTTGTATGTCTCACCGCCCGCCGCGGTGATCGCGTCCCGCGCGCTTAGCCAATCGGCCCGCGCCTCGCACATCAACTCAACCGCCATCGCGTCGGCTTCGGTAAGCACGCCCATGCGATCCAGAATGCCGATCACATAACCCCAAGCCTCACGGCCCCGGTCACTCATATCGGCTGTATCGGCTGGCGCAGAAGGACGCTCGCGCCCCGGCTTCGGCTCATTCTTGGCCCCGCGATCCGCGCGATTCGTGCCGCGCACGATCTTCAAATGCGAAGGCGTCGGCTTGCGTCCTTTGGTCATTTGGGAATTTGCTCCAATTTTGGCATAGTCGAAAGAAAGGGTTGACCGCCGGTTTTGCTTTTGCAGACTGGCAACTCTACTATACCACCCCCCTT